CAATAATGATACTGTATTAGAGTTTGTAGTCAATCTTTCATCTAGAGATAAGAATGGTAATAGATTATTCTTTCATAGTGAAGTTGACTACGACTCTAATAAGTATTATGGAATAGATAAAGGACATAGTATAAAGAGAAGGATGACTTTTTACTTTGCAATCAATGATAGAAAAGCCTTTGATAGATCTTTTATAATAAGACCAGAGGATACATTAATGCTTGCAATGATTATAAAAAGTCAGATCCTTCCATGGTACTTTGATCCGATAAAGAAAATTTTTTCTTTTGTTGAAGGACAATTGAAGATAACTGGTAATTTTAAAGATGTAATATATTCTAAGAATGAGTATAGTTATCTTAGACTTACTCCTTGTGTTTATTCATTTGAAGATAATACCTATAAAGAAGGTATTAGAATGTATGTATCTTCTGATCATGTATATGTAGATATGGAGATAGATAAATTTATGGGATTATATTATTATCTTACTTATACAGATATGTATAGTGTAGCTTGTAATATTGTAACTTATGCAAAAGTTCCTCCATATGGATTAAATACATATAGTATGAGTGGTTTAGCAAGTGGAATAAAGACACAAGCTATAGATAATGCTGATCTATTCTTACCAGGAGATCAAACTAATAAGAAAGTAAATAACTATAATAAAGAAGTTAATGACTTCTTTAATAGAGTAAATAAAAAGAAAGATAAAGAAGACAAGAAATAGAGTAGTAGGATATTATATTCCTACTACTTACTATTTCTTTGATAAAAATACGGAGGTCAAATGAATGAAATAATCAATCTTCAATTCGTTGAATTTTCCTCTGCTTTTGCTTAGCAGTAAATGGTGTATAGTAGTCAACGTCTACTAAGTTACTATGGATATGAGCACCAATAAGATATACATTCATTAAGTTCTTTGCTATAGAATCAGTTTTTAAGAGATCTATATCTTCATCTGATACATATCCCTTATTCATAATAGCAGCTGTCATTTGTGATTTAGCTTGCATAGCATCTGCTTTAACTCTAGCAAATTCATCCATAGTATAATCAAGTCCCATAACAGCAAGAGACTCAAACTCTCTATCTGTTTCTTTACCACCTTTATCTTCTTGAAGAAGTAATCCTGTTTTCATATCACGTTTATCTATATTCATAGAAGTATTATTCTTCTTTGTAAGCATCTGTTTCATACGTTTAATATGAATATATATAATAAGAGCTTCTTTACTCTTTACAGCTTTTCCTTCTTTGTTTCTATACATATAAGGAAGATTAACTTTTTCAAGTAAAGGTACATTTATAATTTTAAAAGCATCTACTATATCATTAAGTTTAGGTTCTACTTTAAAAGCTTCTACATGAAATCTAAGAGGTAATCTTCTCTTAAAAAATTCTATAAATTCATTATCACTCATGGAACTAAATAATTGTTTATAATAATCAGAATTTACAGTTCCATGTTCAGCTTTTTCTAGAACTTTATATATTAATTCTTCGGCTTGTTGGCGTTTAGCATTCATTTTACATTATTACCTCCGTAATAATCATCTTTTAAGTTAGGAAAATCTTTACGTTTATAAGTTAATGTATATAAACCTATAATTCGCATATGATCAAGATCCATATTTCCACCTACACAAGTTACTAAAAACTCAGTTCCTTTAGGTACTATAGGATCTTTACTTCCAATGATTTCATTCTTTTGATCTAAGAATTGTATTAATATATACTTAGGTATAGTTAATACAGTACAATTACTAGAATCATAAGGAAGTGATTTTATATTACCTTTAAATCCTGTAGTTTTAGGAGCTCTATTAGCAGTTTTAACTTCTGAACCTTTATTAGATACATTAGTCATAAGTACAGGAATATAAAACTTAGCATCTATATTCTTTAATTCATTATATGCTAATTTATATTCTTTATCTTTATATTGTTCATGATATTCATCTCTGTATATATATGGGAAATCGCTAATCAATCTAAATATATCATAGAAGTAATTTCGCTTTAACTTCTTTTTCTCATTATATATTGGTAGTTTAATATCTTCCATCAATACTGCTCGTTCTATATAAGGAAAGGAAGTAGGATCTTCGTAAAATGGTGTCATTTTATACCACCTCCTTGACATCTAATTAATTATAGATTTATATAGATGTGAAACTTAAGAAAAAATATAGAGGAGATATTTATGCATATTAATAAAAAGAATAAAAAGTCTATGTTTGATACTAAAGGAGAACTTTATTATCATATGATTGTAGAAATGGGATTAGGTATAGATAATCAGCAGCATTTATATAATCAAAATACAGGAGATAGACTTACTTGGAGAGATAGATTTATCAAATGTGATGTAAATGATCAACCTGTATATGCAGGTAAAAATGAAGTAATATTCAGTTTAGATGAGAATTTTAGTCTATTCATGAATATGTATTCATACTTCTTAGATTCATTAGCTCAAGATGAAGATTCAGATATAGTAGTTGTAGCTCATTATAGTGATTATAATGAAGAAACTAACTTAACAAGAGTATCTGTAAAATATAATAATAAAGATGGAACTGAAATGGGAAAGATTATTCAGACATCATTATACTATGATCCATGGCTATGTTATGTAGAGTCTATATTCTTATTAAATGGTAATGATGGATTTGATTTACATAATTTTGATCATGTAAGAGAAAGAAAATAATTATAATAAAGAGATACAGATGTATCTCTTTATTTTTAGTTAGGAGATTATATGCAACTTAATGAGCAACAACAAAAAATTCATGATTTAGCGGTAGATTGGTTTAAAAACTCTCCAGAACAGCTATTTCAAATTGCTGGTGCTGCAGGAACAGGAAAATCCGTACTTATAGGAGAGATTTTAAAAACGTTAAACTTAAGATCAACTTCTGTATTAGCTATGACATTTACTGGAGCTGCTTCATTAGTTATGAGAAGAAATGGATTTCCATATGCAACTACAATACATTCTTCTTTATATCATATAGTAGAATATTTTCCAAAAGGACTCGATATACAACCAGAAGATGTAGATCCTCATACTGGATTATTAAAGAAAAGAAGAGTATTTGCAAAGAGAGATTTTATAGGTTCAGATGTAAAGTTGATGTTTATTGATGAGGCATATATGGTTCCAAAGAAAATGGTTAATGATATACTTTCTTTTGGAGTTAAAGTCATTGCTTGTGGAGATCCTAATCAGCTAGATCCTGTTGGAGATGAACCAGGATTTTTAGTATCTGGAAAAATACATACATTAACTCAATTGATGAGACAAGCAGAATCAGATCCAATAGTATATTTAGCTAATAGAGTTTTACAGAACAAACCTATACATAATGGTATATATGGAAATAATGTATTAGTTATAAATGATAATGAAATTATACCACAGATGTATGGAGTTTCAGATGTTATAATTTGTGGTACTAATAAGACACGAGAACTATTTAATAGCGAAATAAGAAGATTAGCTGGATTTGCAGATTCTATTTTACCTAGAGTTGGAGAAAGATTAATATGTAGGCAAAATAACTGGGATAAAGTTAATGATGCTAATATTACATTGGTAAATGGTTTAGCAGGTACAGTATTAAGTCAAAAAGAGGCTTTAGATGATAGAACTTATAAAACGTTTACAATAGATTTTCTTCCTGATAAATGTGATGTATGGTTTGATCATCTAAAGATTGATTATGAATACTTCGTATCTAATCCTCAAAGAAGAAAAGAAATAAAAGATATGAATACTAAACATTTCTCAAGAGGAGAACTATTTGAATATGCATATGCTTTAACTTGTCATTTATCTCAGGGTCAAGAATATGATAATGTATTTTATTATGAAGAATATTTAAGACCTCAAATGCAAGCTAAAGCTAACTATACAGCTATAACTCGTGCTAAAACATCACTAATATATGTAAGGCATGTACCAAAATACTATTGAAAAATAGTATAGTAAAAAATTTTATAATTATATAATATATATGTAGGAGGATAGAATAGTGTATCATAATATCACCTTGAAAGATTTAGTTGCTATCAGTCAAAGAATAGATATTTGTACTATTAAAGATTTATACAAAGTATCTGTTTTAACAAATCAGTTGGAGGGCGAAATTAATGCGTTGGTTGAATTCACTAGTACAGAAGATAAAACCTTGGGTCGAGTTGCTTTATTCAGTTTTCGGAGTGGTGAGCAGGTTTGTCTCAGCGACCTAAGTCCTAGTGAGCAACTTATAATTCCTGATGACTATTTTGCTCGCTTTAAAGAATCACTATCTGTAAGATTCAATGTTCTTGGAACAGCTCAATCTATCTGGCAAAAGACTATTGATAATGTAAATGTAAAGCATATTACAGATAGTAACAAGAATTTTCAGCCTATATCAAAAGACTTATCTATTCCTGAGTTTAAGTATATAGTAGAAGAGAAAAAGGAAGACAAAAAGAAACCATCATTCTTTTCAAGACTATTTAAGAAAACTAAAAAGAATTAGGATAAAGAAAGCTATTATATAAGTATTGAAGATTCAAGTTAGGAGTTATAAGAAATGAGTGATAAACGACAACCAATTGTATTTCATGAATCTGAATATAAATTTAAGCCATTACAGCCTTTTGATAGACTTATCAATGGGCGAAACAAATTTGCCATTACCGCTTCTACTGGTAATGGCAAATATGTTCGTGATGGCTTCTTATTTTATAATTTGGATTCAGTAGAAATTTATGCGCCTCTTAACTCTGTATTAATGATAGATACGTCTGAAAAGACTGTATTTATTAAGATGGATAAAGATCCATCAAATTCTATTAGCCCTAAAGACCCAGAGCTAATAGAATATGTTATCTTATTTACAGATATAGGTTATGAATCTGAAGATGAACCTTTTAGATGGATAAAAGTTCAAGGAAGATCAAAAGCTTATCAATGTATTAAAGATAACTCTACAATGATAAATGTTGATGAATCATTTATAATTGCAGAAACAGTTGCTCTCAAAGATGCTCTTTCAGTAAGAGAATTTTGTGAGTATTTAAAAAATGCAGAAGTTATTGATGCTGATGATGACTTTGATATCAACGACTATGCAGGAACTGATTATATTTAAGGAGTAATAAATCAATGGCTGCAGATAAAAATAACTTTTTTAAACAAAACATATCAAGATTGGGTGAGACATTTATATCATTACTCACCCCAGAACAAATCCAGGTACAAGCAAAGCGTATAGTTAAAGAGCTTGTACGTGGAGAAATAGAGTTCGAGAAGTATGGTATGTATTTTTTGGATTTGAAATTCTTAGATAATTTAATTATAGGTATTAATACAGAGCTTGAAGATTATTCTTTGTATTTAGCATCAGTAAGTTTTTATAAGACTTATTATCCTAACACTCCTAATATTACAATTAAAGAAAATCATCTTCAGTGCTTGTGTTATATTTATAATGTAATTCTGTCTAGATTATATGCAGTAAAGAATACACAGAATATTGGTCATCTTTCTGATATCTCCGCACTATTATATAATTACAAAAATCATCTTAGGTAATTAAGATATTTGATTATATAACAGGAGGGATTAATCTCATGACAGAATCTCAAGTTACCAAATTTATTAATGCTGCAAAAACAGCAGAAATTAAGAATTTTGCATTTGTTGATGATATAACAGCATATTTCAAGAATGGAGACTCTGGAATCGTTAAGTATGATTCTGGCACATTGTTTGCTATTGGATTGAATCCTGCAACATCTGCAAAAGATAGTAATCCCTTAAGACTTATGATGGCAGATATTCTTGACATTCATAGAGCTGAAGTACAAGGAGATTACGAATCAATTAAGAAATTTATTGATGCTTATGGTTTATCATTAGAAGATGATGAGCTTAAAGTATTAATAAAAATTGATCGTGATAACACGATAGTAAAACCTGTTACCGGCGACTATACGGTAACTTATCATAAACTCTCTCAAGAAGAGTATGATGCTCTTACAGAAGAAGAGAAGAAGGAATATGATGAGAAGGTAGCGAAGGATCAGGAAAGACTTGTTGGTTTACCTAAGGGAAGGGCAGGAATGGTAATAGATGATAGATATCCTATGCTTAACCGTAGTGAATACCTCAAGTAAGATTTTAAGATTCTAACATTTGGCTAATGTTAGAATCAAAATATTATATAAGTAAAATCAAAAATACTTATATAATATATATTTAGAATATCATAGTAATATGATATCAATAGATCTATTTATATCATTTATTTTCAAGGAGGACGTTCAATATGTTTGAACAGAATTTTCAGCAGCAGCCTTATGGAATGGGCATGAACATGATGGGAGCTCAGCAGAATCCCAACAACTATCGTATTGCTAGTACTCTTACACCTGATCAGATTCGTATGCTTCGTAATCAGGGATCTACATTCTCTCTTGGATTAACTGAAGAAGAGATGCTTAGAGCTATCTGTAATCATAGATCAGAAGATGGTCTTTCAGATACTCTTGTATATGATCCTGTTACTGGTGTAGCTAAATGTACTATCTGTGGTTATGAATTTAGACCAGTTGAGCCTAACGTTGACTATGAGACAATTAAGGAAGATATTAAGAGAGTTGAAGATATTATCCAGACAACTAAACTTATGTATATCGATCTTCCTCAGGATGCAGCAAAAGAGTATTATCCTATCTTAGGTTTACTTGAGAAGCTTCCTCAGCTCATGGAATATGCAGCAAAGAATATGGCTAAGCATGATAACTATAATTACATGTATGATACACGTAATATGGGTGCAGCAGCTATGTTCCAGAATCTTAGCAATATGTTTAGTAATATGAGCATGAATTATCAGGCAGCTCCTCAGCAGCCTTATAATGGATATTATCAGCAGCCTGCTGGCTATCCTCAGGCAGCATATCCTCAGCCTAACATGAATCCTTTTGGATTTAATGGTGTAGCTCCTCAGCAGCCTTATGCTCCTGGAACACCTAATAATTTTGCTTATACTCCTAATGCTAATACTGCAGCACCTCAGGCAACAGCTACAACTCCCGCTGCTGATACGACAGTAAATCAGACTGTCAATGTATAAAATAATATAATAGATCATTAGAGCTTCAATTTGCAACAGATAATTATATTGAAGCTTAACATATGACAATCACATTATGTATGAAGAAATATACTCTAGAGACTTCAATTAGTCTCTAGGGTATTCTTCTGCATAATGTGATTTATATGGAAAATATTATAATTAACTATTTTTTGTTTAAAAATTACATTATATATTATCGAAATCTGGAACTTCTAGAAAGGATATAAATTCAAATACGACAATATTTTAATATTTAGGTATAAACATATTAGTGTATCGAATTATTATGCTTATAACTTAATATTAATCGATTATAGATTATTAAATTTTATTAATGGAGGATAATTCTCTATGAGTAAAGTAAATACTTCTGTTCAAATTCATACTAATGAACTTACAGAAGAACAAATGAAAGCTATAGATAATTATGGCAATCAAATTAAAACTTTAAAAGATTTTGTAACTGCTGTACGCTTGAAAATTGGAATGTATTTGGGCTCTAAAAATGAGCAAGGCTTCAAAACAATGTGCAGGGAGATAATTGATAATGCTGTAGATACAATTATTGATCCTAATTCTCCTGGTGATTGGTTTAGTTTTACCTATAATGAGATTACTAAAGAAGTAACTGTTATAGATAATGGTAGAGGTATTCCGTTCGATAGTATTATAAGAATATTAACTACTCAGCATACATCAAAGAACTTCAATCCAATTCCTTTTAATTATCCTTCAGGATTAAATGGTGTTGGTGCCAAGATAGTTAATGCATTATCTAAAAAATTTATAGTGGAGAGTTATAGATATGATGGAACTGCAGTAAGAGTAGAATTTGAAAAAGGATATCCTAAATCAGATAAGCCAATGGTAATTCCTAATAAAAATAAAATTCAAGGTACAATGGTATACTTTATACCTGATGAAGAAGTTATGGGTGAGATGAATCTTCATTGGGAATCTTTATATAATCTTATAAAACAAAAGATATCATTAACACCATTAGGAATAGTATGTGATTTTACTGCAATAGATCTTCATGGAGTTACACATAAAGAGAAAATTATAAATAAGGATGGTATATTAACTGAAATTATAACAAAAGTAAAGTCTCCATTAATAAAACCTATTATATTTAAACGAGATGATGGATATCATAAATTGGAGATAGCATTTTGCTTTGATTCAGATGAAAATAATTTAGATTTTGATGAGAATCTGAATGTAACAGCATTCTCCAACATGTGCCCTACATCTAAAGGAACTCATATATCTGGTTCTATACAAGGAATATGTAAATGGTTTTGTAATTATATGAACGGAGTATATTTACTTAATCAAAAAGCTAAAGAGAAATTAGTTATAGTTCCTAATGATATTAAGAATGGCTTATATATTATGATATCAGCAGCATGTCTTGAACCTGTATTTATAGGTCAATCTAAAACAGAACTATCTAACAAAGAAATGGCACCATTTTGTCAAGATGTAGTAATGCAAGGCTTAGATGAATGGAGTAAAAGTAATCCTAATGATTTATCTAAAATGGCAAAGTTCATTAAAGATATGGCAGAAATAAGAATGAAGCAATCTAAAGAGAAAGAAAAGATTGTACAAAAATTCTCTACATCATCTGCTATAGGTGGATTACCTCATAAATATAAAAGACCTACTGGTAAAAAGGGAGTAGAACTATATATTTGCGAGGGAGATTCTGCTATTTCAAACGTACTTAAAGCAAGAGATGATACATATCAAGGTAAACGAATTTATGCCCCTCATTTTAGTAATAAAGTGAGTGTATGCTTTTGAATTGCTGGGAAGAGCTAAGAGCCTCTGAGCCTATTTATAGGAACGAAAGTAGAAACAAAGTAAGAGGATATCCTATGGTGAAATAAAAGCTTATAGAATATATAAGTCCTAAGGGTGTTATAATGTTCAATCAGCAGCCAAGATTATATAGTAATAATATATAATAAGGTTCAACGACTATCCTCTATAAGGGACGTGAAAATCGTCAATTGGAGTAGGGCTCAAGTGAGTAGGTGAGAATCCTTTAAATCGAAGTAGAAGCAGTCCATAATATATGGATTTGATATAGTCTCAACATCCAGAGAAATACTGGAGAAGTTCATAAGAGAACTGCATAGATTAACGACCTATGTGAAGATAATGTTATTTCCAATTCGTGGAAAAATTATTAATGCTTTTGCATGTAGTAAACAAAAGTTTTTTAGTAATGAAGAAGTACAAGGTATAAATAAGATAATTTTAGGCGGAGAATATAGAAAGAATTTTGATGTATCTGAATGTAAAGTTAGTAAAGTAGTGTTCCTCACTGATGCTGATGTAGATGGTTATCATATTTGTTCTCTACTAGAAAGAATGTTTATAATGTATTATCCTCAGATGATACAAGCTGGCATGATTTATAAGGCAACGCCTCCATTATATTCAGCTAAAGTTAATGGAAAAGATAAATGCTTTGTAGATCAATTAGATTATATTAAATATAATCAAAAAGTATTTTCTCAAAAGTATCAATTAAAGAATTCTAAGAAAGTTCCTTTAAACAATAAAGAATTATCATTATTCTTTATACGTAATCAAGATTATTTATATTGGATATATAAATTATCTAGAACTTTTGCTGTTGAAATTCCTGTTCTTGAAGATATTTTAATTAGTTATGTAGAAAATGGAAATCAAGTTAATTTTACAAAATTACAAAAGATTATAAAATCTAAATATAGATTTATGAATGTAGAAAAAGTAAATAATACATATATTGTTAAAGGAGTTGTAGCTGGATCTAATTCTGCTGTATTATCAGATAAATTCTTTAATACATGTAGCCCTTTGATAAAAATACTTCAATCTAATGATTCATTACATTATGTATTAGATAATACTCCAATGTCTATATTTGATATTATGAATTTATATGAAAAAGTAAAACCTAATGATTTCCATAGATATAAAGGTCTTGGTGAAACATCAGAAAAGATCCTTGAAAAATCAGTTATGAATCCATTAATGGATAGAGTACTAATTCAATATACTATGGATGATGTAAAGGATACTATAGAAACAATAAGAAATTATGAGTCAGATAAAAAGAAAATATTATCTCTTGTTGGTAATGTAACTCGTGATGATCTTATTGATTAAGGAGATTTATGACTAATAAAAAGATTCCTATAGAAAGAATAGTAAATCTATATGATACTTCCATAATGTGGGCTGATCTTGGCCCACATTATAATGGATATCAAATATCTAATACTAAATTAATCAGGTCATTAAAGTTCTTTAAGAAATATCCATATGGTACTTTAATTGAGCCTGATAGTAAAGGTAGAGTATATTTAAGTAATTCTAGAAATCAATCAGAACAAGTAAGTGTAGATGAATTGTTTAATTCAAAGAAACAGAAAGATTTTAATATACCTACATATAGTGTATATACAAGATCAAGAAATCCATTAATAACTTCAGAATCAGATTTAATGAAAAAGAAAGCTAATTATGATGAAATATTGAAAAGACCAAGTGGATTTCATTTTAAGATAATAAAATAATTGTAAAGGAATGTAAATAAACATGGCAGAAACAATTATTAAGAAAGATGCTATAGAATTATATGAGCATGATATGTCATTATATTCTATAATTGTAAATAGAAGAAGAGCTTTACCATCTATAAATGATGGACTTAAAGTTGTTCAAAGAAGAATTATATATGAATCATTTGAAGAAGGATTATATAATGGAAAGAATACAAAGTCGGCATTACTTACAGGTTTAGTAGCAGGTAAATTACATGCTCATTCTCCAGAAGGAGTATATAATTCTATTATAACTTTAGCAAACTGGTTTACTATAAAATATCCAGTGATGGATGATTTTGATACTGGTTATGGAACTGCAGATGGAGCTCCTGCATCAGCACAAAGATATACACATGCAGGATTAACTAAATTTGGATATGAGATGTTTGCAGAAGAACTATCTAAATCAAAAAATATAGTTGACTGGAGTGAAACATATTTAAGAGATGGTTCTATGGAACCAGATTATCTTCCTGCTAAAATACCTGTATTACTTATTAATGGTGCTCAAGGTATAGCACTTGGAAAAATAATAGCAGTCCCTAGCCATAATCTTGGTGAAGTTATAGATGTAACGAGAAAGCTATTAAGAGATCCAAAAGCTAAATTCTGTTTAATTCCAGATCTTCAACAAGCATGCGAAATATTTGATACTGATTGGAATGCTATAAATAAAACAGGATCTGGTAATTTTAAAGCTAGAGGTATTATTGAAACAGAACAAGATAAGAAAACTGGTGATTATATACTTCATATAAGGTCATTACCTCCACAAGTATTTGGAGATCAAGTATATTCTAAAATTATAGAAATGGTAGAAGCTAAGAAATTACCAATGGTAAAAGATGTATTTAGTACACTTGTAAAAGGTGACAATAGACCAGATGTAATAATACATCTTAAACAAGGATCAGACCCAGAATATGTAAAGCAAATTTTATATTCTCAAACTCCAGTATCTCAAACAATAACAGTTAGTCTAGAAGCTGTACAGTCAGATGGTCTTGATACAAAAAGATTTAGTTATAGAGAATATCTTCTTAACTTTATTAATTTTAGAATGGAAGTAAAGTTTAGATTGTATTGTAATTTACTTCAGCAAGCAATGACTAGATACCATAAAATTGATGCATTTGTAAAGGTATTAGAATCTGATAAACTTGATATTATTATAAATATGATTCGTAAACAGAAATCTACTGATGAGGAACCTATAGTAGAATATATTATAAAACATTGTGGTACTACAGATATTCAAGCTAAGTTTATTATAAATACAACAATAAATAGACTTACAAAAGCTCATCTTAATAATTTTAAGACAGAGAGAGATAATCTTGAAAAGATTATGAATGAATATACTGCTAAAGTTACTGATAATGGTACTTTATTAATCAATGAGATAGATCAAGAGCTTCTTGAAATCAAAAAGAAATATGATACTCCTAGATTATGTAAAGTTATATCAGCTGCTGAAGCTAGTAATATTCCTGCAGGTACTTTTAAAGTTATAGTAACAGAGAATAACTTTATACGTAAGATTCCTGACAATGAGAAGATTACTGTAGTTAAGAAAGATGCTCCTAAGTTAATCTTAAGAATAGATAATAGAGAGAATCTACTTATATTTGATAATAAAGGTAGAGTATTTATGTTACCTGTTCATAAGATTCAGATATGTGATAAATCTTCTGTTGGACAAGATATAAGATTCTTGATCAAGAATTGTACTGCAGATATTATATCTATATTCAATGAGAATGTATTCAAGACTATATCTACATCTGGTAATAAGCATTATCTTACAGCATTAACAAAGAATAATCTTATAAAGAAGATGGATATTGAAGATTTCTTAACTATACCTGTATCATCAGCTGGATTTGTATATTCTAAAGTAGCTCCTGATGATGAAGTTGTTGGATTAGCTTTAATAGCTCATGGATTAGATATAGTTGTAGGATCTAATCATAAAGTATTAAGATTTAATCTTAAAGAAGTAAGTCTTGTAAAGAGATATGCTCTTGGAGTAACTGCTATGAAAACTGATGATCCTATAACAGGAATGTCAATATTATATCCTGATACATCAGATATTATAGTAGTTACCAAAGCTGGTAAGTTTAATAGATTTAGTGCTAATATGATGACTCCTCACAAGAGAGCTACCGGAGGACAGAACTGTATAAAATTAGATGCTACAGATGAGATATTCTGTATATTAGCAGCAAGTCCTAATGATAGTATAAAAGTTACTACATTAGATGGAGTAGAAGTGGTATCTGTAAATGATATTAAAACAAAATCTCCTATAGCTCCTGGACAACGATATATTAATAGTAAGAGTCAAGTACTTAAAGCAGAAGTAGTAAGAAATATATAATACTTATATATCCAGTAGATGTAAATCATCTACTGGATATAATTTTATAATATTATCAAATAATATTATAAAATTATAAAATCTTTAAAAGAAGGAGAAAAAGCAATAGTAGATATATCAAATAGTAAAACTTTAGAAAAATTTTTATTAATTATGATTAAATATAATAAGATATGAATACATATTGTATTCATATCTTTATTTTTTATCTCTTTTATAACATGAAGATAATTATTATAATAAAGGAGATAATATATGGTAAATAATAATCAAAATGAAATAGCATTGGATGATGTTATGACTGTTGATGATGTTGCTAATTATCTAAAAACAACAAAAAATTTTGTTTATAATTTAATTAAAGATGATAAAATAAAATGTTATAAGATGAGTAAAAAAGCATGGAGAATACCAAAGAAAAGTTTACAAGATTATTTAGATAATTTAAATAGATAAGAGGCAATATTATGAATACAAATAATTTTCCTGATTTATTAACGATAGAAGATATTGCTAAGTATTTACAAGTAACGAAAATACAAGCAAAGAAAATTTTAGAAAATAGCGGTATACCTTTAATTAAATTTGATGAAAAAATTATACGTGTAAAAAAAGATATTTTTATGTCATATATAGATTCAATATCAAACAATTAAGGAGATATTTTTATGGGTTTAATGGAGAAGTTTAATGAGGCTGTTAATAAATCTAAAGTAAGAGGTGCATCAAATGAAGCTACTTTTGATGTAGCTTATAGTACTGGATTTTATTCAATAGATATGCTTAATGGCCAAAGAATCTTTGTTAATAATGATGAATTAGGTCTTCATTTTTCTTATATCTCTGGTGGATTATTAGATGGATCAACTAATTCATTTATAGCAAGATCAGGTGTAGGTAAATCAACTATATCATTACAGATAGCTTCTGCAATTATATTACCATTTATAGAAGCAGGATATGATAGTAACTTATATATTGATGATATAGAAAAATCTTTGAATCAAGCTAGAAGAGAATTCTTATTAGGAATGACTCAGGAACAGATTAAACATCATGTAAAGATTAGAACAGATGGCATTACAACAGAAAGTGTATTTGAAAGAATATCTATTATAGCTAATGATAAGCTTAATAACAAAAAAGATTATACATATGATACAGGAAAATATGATCCTTATGGTAATAGGATATTTAAGTTGATACCAACTGTTTATCTTATAGATAGTTTAGCTATGCTTATGCCTGAAGATGTATTAGATAAAGAAGATTTAGGTACAAATGCAACTGGTATGAGTACAGCTAAAGTAAATACAATGTTATTTAAAAAGATTACTCAGTTATGTACATCTGCTAATATAATACTGATTAACATTAATCATATTCTTCCTAAACCTCAGTTAGGATTCTTACCTGAACAATCAGAAGTAGATGGATTAAAGACAGATGAAAGAATGGCTGGAGCTAGAACAACAGTATATATTAGTAATAATATATTTAGATTAGATGATACTACAACTTTGAAAGATGATAAAGATTATGGTATTAATGGTAAAGTAGTTAAGTGTACATTAATTAAATCTAGAACTAATGCTACTAGAAGAAGTGTACCTTTAATCTTTGATAAATCAATTGGTAAATATGATAATGAGTTATCATTATTACATCTTCTTAAAGAAGAAGGAAAATTAACTGGTATTGGAGCTAATGTTAAATTAGATTCTTGTCCTGATGTAAAATTCTCATTAAAGAACTTTAGAAGTGTATTAAAAGAATCAGATGAACTTCAGTCTGCATTTATGAAAGAAGCATTTGATGTATTATTACCTTATGTAAGTAATACTAAAGTACAGACAGCTGAAGAAAACAAAGCTATTGTTAAGATGAGAAATATATTTAATGAACTTGGTTCTAACTTACCTGCAGCTTAATTTAATAACTTAAACTTATTTATGATTATATACTATATATCTAGAAATAGATATATAGTATACTTTTTGCTGTCAAAATTGTAGATACTGTTTTATTTTTAGATAATAGATATAGATAAATCTAAATAAAGGAGATTATTATGGCTAATAATGATCGATTTGAAATGAAAGGTACTATAGTTGATACACTTAAAGGTGGTCAGTTTAAGGTTAAGTTGGAAAATGGTATTATATGTACCGGTACTATAGCTGGTAAGTTAAGAATAAACTTTATTAAGTTAATAACAGGAGATAATGTATTGGTTGATTTATCACCATCAGATGTAACAAAATGTAGAATCATATATAGAGAAAAGAATTAAGGAGTAATACAATGGCACTTAATTTCAAAGATAAGATAGCTGATGCATCTAAGAATATTAAAAGCTTGGAGCAAATAGGTGGCAAGAATCTATTACAACCTTTCAGTCAAACTAATAGTGGATCTAGAAAGATAATGCATTCTATTCATAGAGATCATATCTTTCCTCTATTAAAAGGAGAAAAGGCAGTAATAGAAACAGGATATGAAATAAGGTTTGGAGACTATTCTTCTTCTATATCTAAAACTGATGATGATTATCAAGTTATTGCCAAGATTAGTAAGTATAGTTTTGCTCCTAATCATCATTATTGGTTAATATTGAAATCTTGTAATTCTAATAAGTTAGATATACAAGAAAGAATATCATATGAACATATCACAGAATCATATGGATTCTTATATAATAATCAATATCTTGATAATTTGAAATGTGGAGATTTCATTCCTAAATCTACTATAGTTAGAAAATCATTAGCATTTGATGAATATAACAATCGTACAGATGGAGTAAATTTCAATGTTATGTATATGAGTCTAGATGATAATATGGAAGACTCATTAATCTTCTCAGAAGAAGCTGCTAAGAAGTTAGTAAGTCCATTAATTAATCCTGTAAAGATTATGATTAATGATAATGATATTCCGATTGATCTTTATGGAGATGGAAAGACTTATAAAGCTTTTCCTGATATAGGAGAAGAAGTTAAGAATGCTAACTTAATAGCATTAAGAAAAGAGAAGAAAGAAGAAGCTTATTATACACAATCAGTAGATAATCTTAGAAATATAATTATGTCTGATGATGTAAAGCAAGTTCATGGAAGAGTTATTGATATTGATATATATTGTAATAAACCTGAAGTATTAGAGAATCATTATTGTCAGCAGTTCAAATTATATTATGATGAGCTGCAAAGATGTTCACGAGAAGCTGTTCAATTATTAATGAACTATGCTTCTCAAGGATATGAGATGTCCTATGACCTCCAATATTTTTTCGCTAATGCAAAGATGGTTTGTAACAAAATACAGTATATAGATAAGAGAGTATTCTCTAATATAGAAATGAAAATTACTGTATTAGAAGAACTTCCTTTGCACGAAGGTGATAAAGCTTCTAATAGATTCGGAGGAAAAGGGGTATTGAGTACTATTCTTCCTTTAGATAGAATGCCTAGATATAAAAATGCTAAAGGAGAATATGAATATGTAGATGTAATATTTAATACATCTACTATGTACGGTAGAGAAAATCCTGGACAGAATTTTGAGTTATCTCTTAATCATATTTCAGCTGGTATAATAGATGAAATAGTTTCTAAAAATATGTCTCTTAAAGATGCTTATAATGAGATATATAAGTTTATTAATATGGTATCTCCAGAACAAGCTAAGTTTATGAATGATAAAATATCATTAATGAATGAATATGATTTAGCTTTCTTTATAGATTCTATTATAAAAGATGGAGTTATACATATTTCTGTTAAACCTTTATCTAATGGAATGTCTATAGATAAATTAGATGAATTGTATAAAGCATTTCCTTATGTAAAGAAGAATGATATAGAAGTTCCTATGATGAGATCTGATGGAACATATAGGTATGTAAAAGCAAGATGTAAAGCTGTAGTTGGTAAAGAGTATATGTTTAGACTTAAACAGTTTGCTGAAGAGAAATTCTCAGCTACATCATTAAGTTCTACTAATATAAAGAATGAAAACTCTAAATCAAAGAACAAGAAAGAATTTAAGAGTTTATATTCAAATACACCTATAAGGTTCGGTAAACTGTTACCAGCATAATCATAAAGATTGTGTTTCCCAGAGTTAATTGCAGGTAAAGGGTTAAGGCTCTACACTACAACGTAATTCGAAAGAATAAACGTGATAGTACGAAAGTAGAAAAAACGTAGAGATAAGTCATGGTGAGAAAAAGCTATTATAAAACGTCTCATTTATAATAGCCCTAAAACTTATTAAAAAGCCCAGTTCATGCAGCGAATCACCTAAGTCAATTGATATGGTGAACGTTCAACGACTAGCCGATGAGGTCGGCGGCATTATGCCTTAATGTAAAACCACAAGCCAATGGTGGAAGAAAAATACTGCCCCAAAATATTTGGGTGTACAAATAGTCTGTACATAGAGTAATGTCTATGGCGTAAGCTACAACATCATAGTTGCGATATGATGCTAACAATAAATATTATATAGAATATGGAGACGAATCAATTAGCTCATTTAGGTGTAGAGCTTGTAGTATCTAACTTAATGATTCATTCTATTAGTCCTCAAGGAAGAAGATTAGTAGAACAAATGTATACATCTTATCCATTCTCTATTGATATTAAGCTTGATTCTGATTCTAGAAATAGATCAGCTGAAATAGCTAATATAAGAATGAAAGTTATAGGTAGGAGATTAAAGTTTGAGAAGATTAAGAAGAAGTATAATACTGCTTCTTATTGTCCAATTAAATTTACTAGAGATCCTGTAAGAAATCCTATACATGTAATTCCTGTAGAGCAAAGAGAAGGTTATGACTATGAAGCTGAATTCTTGAAGAGGCAGAAAGAGAAGGAGTATAGAATGACTAAGTGTCATTCTCCTATAAAATTCTATGCAAGGTCAGAGAAAAAGTAATAATTCATCAGGTGGTAATCCATATGTAAACGATAAAGTTTATCCTGTTGCATCGATTATCACCTGTTCTCTATTTGATTCATATATAAATTTTACTCTAAAAGACTTTAATAATGCTATGCTTCCAGGAAATATTAAAAAAGGAATTAAGAATATCTATATGGATGAAGTATATGATGAATTTAAAGGATTATTAGATAAATTGGCTGATGTATTACAAAGATTATGTAAATGGATGAATAGAGATGATTTAGCTCAACTTAAAAAGATGTATACTACATATAAAGATGCATGTTTATCTAATATGGAAGATAAAGTTATAAAAGCTAATAAAAAACTTACTGCATTCTTAAAAGATCACGAAGAAGTAACTACTAGTAATATAAATCATATTATAAATGAACCTGAAGTAAATAAATTAGAATATATAAAACTTACATTCTTAGAAAAAGTTGTAAGAGCCATGATAGATAAGAATATAAATAGAGAAATACAAACTTATAACTCTGATATACATAAATTATCTAACTTTATGGTAGATTCTAGTGATTTATATGTTGTTCATAGAAAAAATGGTATTATATTTAATGAATATATTGATGAAGAACCATATTTAACTGAATATGAAATAGATTCATTAGAAAGATTCGCTAGTGATTTCTTTGAAAAAGATTATGCTAATAATAAGAATGTAAATTATATATATCTAGTACATATACATCTTCTTATTAATATTAAAGGTAGACCATTTATGATTATAAATAATCTTGAAAAAGATAAAGAAGCTAGAAAGGTTGTAAAAGATCTACCTCAATCTAAAAAAGGAAAGTATGGAATCTTTCCTTCATTTGTTGCTATAAATGCTTTTGGATATGGAAATTCAGAAGGGGAAGAATGAGAGCTTTATTTAAAATTATTAATACAGATAATAAAGTTACTGTAGTTGAGGAATTACAGTATTTTGAATATCATGAAGATGATAAGCATGTCTATATGAGATCTATGGATGAAACTGACTATGTATCATCTGGAGACGTTAATAAACTATTATATGATATGGCTGCAAAAGATCTTCTTAGAAATGACTATATAAATTTAGAAGCTGATTATAATATTAGTTTTAATATAGAAGATTATGATGAGGAAGATAAAGAATGAGAGTATCATTTAAGCTTAAATTTCAATCGACTTGGGATTATGAAAGTAGTAAAATAGAATCTCAAATTAGAACTATTGATATAAGCGACTTTAGATATACTGATGATCGTATATATATTGCTCATAAAAATAATGATAATTATACAGAAGAATTTTATTCTATATATAAAATTCCTGAATGCATATTTTTGAAACTTAATAATGATTTATTATCTAATGGGTTTATTAATTTTGCACCTGCTTATCATAATAGATCATATGGACCAGTTTATATTGAATTTATATGGAAAATGGATAATGATCTATTATCAAATAAATATATTGATGAAGCATATAAGGATAAACGAGATAAATATATTGATGAACTATATATGAATAAACAAAATGATGAGGAATATAAACAAACTTAAATCTAATTATATACTATAATAGTATAAGAATTAGAGGAGGTTATCAAATTGGCAGATATTGAATTTGTTATAAACTATCTTAATACATTAATGTCTGGTAATCCATCCATTATAACTGATCAAAACAATGCTAGAATAAATGATATAGCTTTAAGATTATATGAAAAACAGAAATCTATAAATCTTAATAAAGAAGAGCAAGATATTCTCAAGAATATAATTCTTATATGTAATATTATTTATAATAGAACTGATATGAGTATTCCCGTTATATCAGATGGATTCTATGATTTACTTAATGAAGTTTATAAAAGATATGAACCTAATTTTCAAGTTGGCTCATATGTAATAGACTTTAAAGAGCATTTTATAAATGATGCTAATAATAAAATTATAGGAAAAAGAACTCCTATAAAAATGATACATAGGGATGAAGTTAAAAAGGATGAATTACACCAGGAGATATTCGATAATATCTCCAGATTTTGTCCCCTTAATAATAAAGATTATATTCCTAATCTTCCTATAGAAAATATAGGAGCTATTTCTAAAAGGTATCATGATACAACTCATAATCATCCTACTTTAGTTGGAACTCTTGATAAAGCTAAATTTGTATTAAATTCTGATGCAATAGAAGCTGGAGTATTTAATGATCCAAATGTAAAAGTTCTTGAAAGAGATTTCTTTCATGATCATATCACTAAAGGAATAATTAATCCAAATGATGAGATAGAAATTATCTGTGAATTAAAGTATGATGGTATATCTATAGAAGCTGATTGTACAGATAGAGTTATATCTGCAAGATCAAGAGGAGATACAGGTATAGGACAAGCATCTGATATGACTCCTATATTAAAAGATTATCTATTTAAGCAAGCAGTTGGAATAATGACAAATGAGAATCCAATTGGAGTAAAGTTTGAAGCTATAATTACAGGAGCTAACCTTGGATTATTTAATCAAATGAGAATACAAGATGGTATTGATCCATATAAAAATGGAAGAACTGCTATTGTAGGATTATTTGGTGGATCTGAATCTTATAAGTATAGAGATTTAATAACTTTAGTTCCATTAGCTGTAGATAGAAATGATTGTCCATTTATATCTAATAGATTAGAAGAAATAGAGTTTCTAAACAAGTTATATACATCTCAAGGTAATATACTTAGATATGCATATTTTAAAGGTAACTTAACTCAAATCTTATATTATATTAAAGCATTCTTAGATGAAGCTAATATAGCAAGGAATTATCTTGACTTTCTATATGATGGTATAGTAGTTTCATATTTAGATGAAAATATAAGAGCAAGATTAGGTAGAGAAAACTCTATTAATAAATATTCTATGGCAGTTAAGTTTGATCCAATGACAAAAGAGACTACATTTAGAGGATATACTTATACTGTTGGACAAAATGGACAAGTAACTCCAATGATTCATTATGATCCAGTAGAATTTAGAGGAACTATTCATACTAAATCTACTGGTAGTTCATTAGATAGGTTTAATGAACTTGGACTTAAATATGGAGATTTTATCAAAGTATCTTATGTAAATGATGTAATGCCTTATGTAAGTAGATTAGATTGTGATCATAATAGACAAAATCCTAATCCTATTATAGAATTTCCATCCCATTGTCCAATTTGTGGTTCTAAATTAAAACTATCTGATTCTGGTAAGACAGCTATATGTGATAATATAAATTGCCCTGCTAGATCTATATCTAGAATGGTAAATATGTTTGCTAAACTTAATTTTAAAGGTTTTGCAGAAGCATCTTTTAAAGCTATTCCTGAAGTTGACCATTTCTATAAACTATTTGAATATGATATGAACTATTATAAAGATAGATTAGGTGAAGCTGACGCTACTAATATGATGATGATATTAGGAATTCTAAATACAATTCCTATGAATGATTATACTCTTATCGGTGCTCTTGGATTTACTGGAATAGCAAGAAAGAAATGGCAATCTATATTAAGTAATATTACTATTAAAGATATATATCATATGTATGAAGTATGTCCTAGTAAAGAAAGATTTAGACAAGAGTTATTATATAATATTCCTAATTTAGGAGATATAACTTCATATGTATTAGCTTATGAATTTGAATTCTTTGAGAAGGATATAGAACAGATTCTAAAGTTACCTATTATAAATAGTTATGGTAACACTAACGTAAATGCTTTAGAAATACGCTTCACAGGATGTAGAAATTTACAATTATCTCAACAGCTGTGTAATCTTGGATATGATGCAGATCAAGATTCTGGTGTTACAAAGAAAACAGATATATTGATTATACCAGTTGAAGGGTTTACATCTTCTAAAACAAGAAAAGTATCAGATAAATGTATCATAGTTCCAATTAATGATTTCATTAATAATATGGATAGTATATTGGAGCAAGCTAAAAGAAATAAGATATAAAATATAATATAGTTATATATTATATATGTAATAGATAAAGATATAAGATTCAATGATAGATTAGTAATTCATTATAAAATATTTGGAGGATATATATTATGACCACTTATAGTATTTTTGACACTTCTATGCCTAAGTCTTGGAGTGAGGAAATGATGTATGAATTCGAATGGGACTTAAGACCTGAATTCCTTCCTAAAATATTAGAGTGTATTTTCATAGCAACTTCAGAAGTATTATCTTCTGCTAAGCTTATTGATAAGCCTGTAGCACTTGTATATCGCAAAGCTAACAAGGAAGTTGTAGCTGCAGCTGTAGTTCAGTTCTTCCCTAATGATGAAGATCCTACTAAGCCTGGTAACTGGTCATTAGTTTGGACATTTGATGAGAAAGATATTCCTGAGAATGCTCAAATTATAGAAGGAACTGATCCTAATGTATATGTATATTTCAGAGCTGTTGCTGGATCTAGATTTAGCTTTGAATATGATGCTCTTGATGTTATCAATGTACTTAACATTGCAAGTATTGGTGCAGTTAAGAAATGGCTTGATGAGAATGCAAAAGAAAATGATGTCATCTGTGTAGAAATTGAAAATGTATTCCAGGCAAGAGTAGCCGTTGAAGGTGGAGTAAAGATCTTTGCCATTGAGCCAGCTGGAGAAATTAAGATGCTTATCAAGGATGATGCTGCTATTGAAAAGTAATATATTATAGAGTCTATAAGAGATACTATATGTATCCCATATAGTATCTCTACCTTATATATTATAAGGAGATTATATGGATAATGATAAAAATAAACTTACTCCTTTAAATATATCTTTATGTAAGGGAGTAATTAATGGAAGTATCTATGATATTTTATCTAAAGAAGAATATCTAAAGTACAAGACTGCAGAAGATTCTAACCTTGAAAACTTAGCTGTAGAAAGTAAGAATGAAAATGGTGAAGAATTTATACTTCCTGTTATGACTGATAGGAAATATTCTGACAATGTTGTTACACCTGGAGTTTATCCAGTAGGTCCTTTAAATGTTTTCAAATTCCCTACTAAAAAAGATAAGGAATTTGAAAGATATAAGAAGTCTAACGTTAACATAATTAATTTTTCGAATAATGATTCACTTGAAGAAATATTAACTAAGAAAGAATCATTAAGAAGTTTCTCTGAACCTTGGTTAACTGCTACTGATAGTACAACTGTATGCCCTATCAATGATGATGATCAACCTGAAATGCAAGCTATAAAGTCAGCTCTTAATGCTAAGCATGTTGATTTTAATGCATATGCTCCAAGATTTGGTGTAAACTTTCCAAACAATAAGAGACAGCTTAATAACAATACAGCTACTCTTAAGTTTATAAAGACATTCTGTGAGTGTCTTGATTTAGATGCAGAATTAACTATAAGGGATAAGAATCCAAATGTTGCTAATCCCATGAATAAAGTTATTCGAGTATCATTAACAGATATGTCAGCAACTGATAATATGCTATAAAAAGGAATATAATATTATGAACCAAGCTGAGTTACTACGAGAGTATAATGATACTCATCGTGAAAAGTTTAATGAAAATCTGTTTAAAAGAGATAATCAAGAACTTGTAGATTCATTAAGATTAGTGGTTGAGTCAATAGAAAAGAATAAGTATTTTACTCTTAAATTATTATCATTTGAAACAATATGGAATTATGAAGAGATATATGATACTTTAAGAGCTCATACTGAAGCTAGAAAGAAGAAAAATGATAAAACTCCTAATCAGTTTAACTTTATAAATATAAAAGACTCTGATATTATACTTTGTAAAGTTAGATGGTTTGTTCAGCATAATGGTCCTGAAAGAGTTGAAGATGGAGGTCAAACTTACATTGTCCAAAATCCTAATAAAGAAATAGAAGTATTAATAGCATTACCTAGATTTGTTAGAGGTTATTACTTTAGATTAAATGGTAATTACTATTCTACTGCATTTCAGATTGTAGATGGATCTACTTATAACAATGCTAATGCTAGTAATAGTAGAACTGATACAGTTACATTGAAGACAATGTTTACTCCTACAAGAATATTTAGAGCCTTAAGAGAATTTAATGAAGTTACTAATGGTCCTATAAAGGTTATTGAATATATAGCTAATATATTTAATAATACAGTAAATGCTATGTTCTATCTATTTGCTCAATATGGAATGTATGGAGCTTGTCAATTCTTAGAGATAGATTGTGTAGCTATTAGTAATCAGCCTAATCCTCATACAGATGAATACTTTTGCTTTGAAAAGAACGGTATTTATGTATCATGCCTTAAAGAGTTCTTTAAAGATGCAATGGTACAATCTTTAGTAGCATCTATATTAGATGGTATATATAAAGATACTACTCTAAATGATCTTTTTAATCAAAGGTATTGGCTAAAAGTATTAGGGATGGCTTATAAGAATGCAGATATATCTAAAGGATTATTTGTATTAGATTCAATTGATGGTATATATGATAAAATTACCAGAAGAGATCTTCATTTAAAAGATAAAGATAAAGAGAATATATATACATTATTTAGATGGATCTGTAGAGAATTCTCTGCTCTTAAACTTAAAGAGAATACAGATGTAAGAACTAAACGTATAAGATTAGCTGACTATGTATCTGCATTATATGCAGTGAAACTTAATACAGGTATGTATCGTGTATCTGATATGGGTAAACGAGTTACATTAATGAATGTAATAAAAGCTATATATACACAGCCTATGTTTATACTTAATAGTCTTACAAATGCTAATATGAGTAATCTTGTAAGTTATAGAGATCTTGTAAATGATGGTGATGCATCAACAGCTCTTAGATTTACCTTTAAAGGTATATCTGGTTTAGGAGAGAAATCTAAAGCAGGGCCTGGTATACAAGATAAATCTTCAAGTACAGGATCTGTACAAAAAGGATATCGTTATATAGATCCTTCTCATTTAGGAATTATAGATATGGACACCAGTTCAAACTCTGATCCTGGTATGGGAGGAATGTTATGTCCGTTAACAGATATTATAGAAGATCATTCATTTACAGACTATCAAGAGCCTGATACATGGAGAGATCAATATGGTATTGATGAGCATGATAGATCTAAGGTTAGACCTAATTGTACAACTCCTATAAAATTCAAGAAAGGTAAAGAACCTACTATTGATTATAAGAATTTTAGATCTAAAATAGAAAGAGAAGAATTAGAGATTAGTAGACTTCATTGTCCATTACATAATACTGATGGATCTGTAACTGGTATAGCAAATGACCATAGAATTATGGGAAAAGATACCAGCAATGAAGTTAAAACTGATTCTCTATTTACTATCTCGCTTGATGATGAAGAAGATGATTATGGAGATGAGGATTATTAAAATCCTCATCTTCTATTTTTCATGAAAGGATACATATGAATATATTAAAGAAATTTAAGAATGATAGAAAAGTAGTCAGAGATTCTTTTCATTCTTTATCTACAACTCAAAAGCTTTTATTAACTGTTTATACAATATCTACAGTAATTATACTTACTAAGATAATTAATAGTATATGTAATTTCATTAATAATATAATAGAAGAGATAAAATCTCGTAAAGAAGACTATTCAGATGAATGCCCTGATAAATGTGAAGATCTAAAATTTAATGAATTTGATGATCCTTTTGAAGATGAAAAATAATTAATAAGGAGTATATATGCTACATACATTATATTCATTATCTAGAATGCAAGAGAATTCTAATATAGTATTAGATCAAAGTCATTATACTATATTTGATTCTAGAACTTTTAAAGCAAATGTATCTATAGAAGATGCTTTTGATAATATATATGATGATTTTGTTTCTATATGGAATGATTGTATATATAAGTTTATATCTTCTATTATTAATGGTAATAATACCTTTACTACTAAATCTTTTGATGTTATATCATTGATACCTGAAGAAGGTATATATCTTAATATTCAAGGATTAGATAGTAAAGATATAAGTCATTTTGTAAAGTATCAGTATCATGGACATACTATAAGATTAATAGGAATAACTACAGATAAAACTGATAAGAATAATTCTTTATCAATATTTGATTCTCCTGTATATGATCCTATACATAAAGAATATTATTCTGCAATATCTATATTCTTATATACTAATATATTTAGAGCTAATAAAGATAATACTGATATAATCAATAATATCTTACTTAGAATAACTAACTATATAGCATTAAACTTTATGGATAATGTTTTATCTAATAGATATAATGTACCTTTAAATAGAATATTATCAAGTAATACTATAGATGCAAATAAAGATGCTATTATACTTCCTGAATCTTTGAATATATCAGATACAAGATTCATGTTTAGTTATTTCTTTACATTATTTAAAATAAATAATAGTATATTGAATTCTAATATAGTTAATGTATTTACAGATTATTCTTCTATAATATCATTACCTGATATATTTAAATTTGATATGACAGATGAAGAAGCTGTTGAAGCTCAATCTAAGATGAGTACAATGGATGAGAAAGAAGCTGAGATGTATGCTCTTGGATTTAAGCATAAAATCTATAGTAGAATATGGTCTCTATCTTCTAAACTTCTTCAAGCTAAATGTATATCAGATAAAGATTATATTGAAATATGCTCTGATATAATGACTTATATAGAAGTCAATATTGATAAAAGTTTTTATGAATCTATAGATGAGATGCCTGATTATGAGGAGCAAGAAGAAACCCAAGAAGGAGAGTAATTATGTTAGATCTCAATGTAGAAATCAATATAAATAAGAAACCTAGATTTCCTATTAAACTTATTGGAGTTAATAAATGTCTTCATTGTGGTACAGAAGGAAGTCTAAAGAAGATTGATATATTTGGAAGAGAATCTAAACAAGAGATTTATCCTTTAGATAAAATAAAATGTTCAGCTTGTGGTCAAGAATATTCTATAGAATGGAAAGATACAGGAACAGGTAAACTAATACCTGTTCCTGTTAATCCTTCTATAAAACAAGAGATAGTTAATACAATGAACTATCTTAAGATAAGAAAGAATGGACAAAAGAGCATCTAAGATTATTATGAATCTGGTACATATTAGTACCAGATTCATTTTTTATTATATAGATTACTCTTAATTAATAAGGAGGAAATCTCATGTATTTCAATTTTAGATGTAGGAAATGTGGTCAGATATTTTCTGTTAATAAAGATCTAATGCCGCATACATCTGTAGGTATAAAGATAAATAAATCTACGCCTCATGATGGATGCATTATAGAAGATGGAGAAAAGGTCTTTTGTGATTTAATATCTGAATCTGAAAGACCATTATATGAATCTATAACTACTATAGGAGAATAATAATATGGATAATGTAGATATTAATACTTTATATAAATATATAGATATTGATGATGATGGTAACCTTAAGCCTCATTTATTAGAATCGTCATCATATATAAACTATAAATGTAGTTGCTGTGGAAAAATAGTATCAATCAAAGCAATATCTGAATTCTTCTTTTCAGAAATGCTAAAAAATATAAAGATTACTATGCCAGTAGCTGTTGAATCAGAAGATAAAAAACATAATTGCCCAAATAAAGATAATGAAAAAGAATATCCATTTTTGATTCCATATTCTGTAAGTGATATGCAACTTCCTGATTCAGAAGTAATTAGAGAAGAATCTTTAGAAGTAGATTGGGATCCAAAGTTATTTGAAGAATATAAATCAGAACTTAGATTATTGAAAAAAATAACTCCAGAAGGAAAGAGTCCTTTTGAATCATTTGGAGGATTATTTGAATGAGATTTTTAAAAGCTGAATTTATAGGTTATATTGGATTTAAGAATGGAATGGGATTAGATAAGATAAGTATAGATTTTACCAAGTGTAAGAATAATATAGTTCTTATATCAGGAATGAATGGTTCTGGTAAATCTACTTTACTAAATTCTCTTAATATATTTCCAGATCCTAGTATCTGTTTTACTCCTGGAATAGATGCAATGAAATCTTTTGTAATTCAAGATAATGATATAATCTATAATATTCAGATTATATCTCAAGCTGATAATTCTGGTGGTAGAAAGACTACTAAAGCATTTATACAAAAGAATGGACAGGAATTAAATACTAATGGTAATATATCTTCTTATAAAGATATCATTGATAGTGAGTTTGAATTAGATTCTAATTATACTACATTATCTCATCTTAGTAATGATGGTAATAAAGGTTTAGGAAGTTTAACTCCTGCAGAAAGAAAAAGATTTACTTCCAATATCATGGAGAACTTAGAGGTTTATAATGAGATGTATAAAACTCTTAATAAGAAATCATCTATTTATAAATCTTATATACAGAATCTTCATTCTAAGATACAAGCTATTGGTTCTAAAGATATTATAGAAACACAGTTAAAACAATTAAGAACTAAAGAGCATGAGATATCTGTAAAGATTATGGAATTAAATAACCTTATTATATCTATACAAGTAAAATGTACTGTAGATGAATCTGAAGCTAGAAAAGTAGAAGAATTGAATAATAGTATTAATATATTACAAGATAAATTATCTACAGTTATTGGTTCTATAAATAGATGGTATAATAAAACCAAGATATCTCCAGAAGATATAGAAGATACCTATAATAAAGATTTATCTATGCTTAATGAATATAATACTAATTTAGAAACTTCTAAATCTGATTTTATAAATCTATCTAAATCATTAGAAGATACAACTAATAATATAAGATCAATAGAAGCTGAATTAGAATTATATCAAGATGATACCAATATAGAAAGAGAATATACTGAATCAAAAGCTAGATTAGATTATATAATATCTAATTTGAATAAGAATGGTGTTAAACCAGATATCAATCTTATTAATCCATTAACTAATCTCTTAAAAGTATTCTCTGATATATTAGTATATATAGATTCTTTATATAGTGATATAAATACTGAAGATCTTGTTAATATATGCTTAGAATATAATCCTAATGCTGTTATAGAATACCAGAATGAACTTCAAACTTTATTTGAAGAGATTAATAATATAAATTCTAACTTAGCTGATGTAAGAGAGAAACTTAAACAAGCTACAATATTAGTTGATAGACCAAAGAAATGTAATATTGATGATTGTCCATTTATAAAAGAAGCAATATTAATAGATAAAGAATTTGGTACAAAGAAATTATCAGAATCTTTAATATCTTTGCAAAGAGATTTACAAAAAGCATCTGAAAGAGTAACTAAAGTTAATGAATTGATAGAAATTTCTAGAAATAGGGATTCTAAACGCTCGATATTAGATAGAATTATGGATATACTTGATTCAAATTCAGTAATTATAAAGCAATTTGGTATAAGTATACTGGAATCTAAAGAAATCTTTCTTAAAATGCTTTCTAGACAGAATTCATTTAATGAATTAAGAGATCCAAAATTATATAAAGATATATTGAATGATCTTAAATCTTATGAATCTGAATATAGAGTTTATGAAAAACTATCAATTCAATATGAAAGTTATAAAGATAAGATGAAGTTATTAGAATCTAATAATAAGATGCTCAATAAACTTAAAGAACAAGAGCAAGATTTAATATCTAAAGTTACATTATCTAAATCTAATTTAGACAAGTATACTAATCTTGTATTTGAATTTAATAAAAAGGTAGATGACGAATCTTTATATAAAGATGAATATCTTACTAAGAAAGATATAGAATCTGAATTAAATAGATATAAAGTTCAACTAGATGAATATACAGCTAAAGCTGGACAATCTGTAGAATTACTATCTAAAATTAAAGGATATAAAGATGAGATTGAAAGATTAACAGAATCTACTAAACCTATATCAGATGAAATTAGTAAATTAACTGGACATTTAACATTATTAGATTCTTATTATAAAGATTATGAATCATATAAATCTCAATATGATTTAATAGAAACTGTAAAGAAGTATTGCTCTCCTACTAATGGAGGAATACAAGTCTTATTCATGCAGATATATATGAATAAGACTCTTGAATTAAGTAATCAAATTTTAAGTATGTTATTCAATAATGAATATAGACTATTAGATTTTGTAATTAATTCTAATGAATTTAGAATACCATTTATAGGCAATGGATTACCGGTAGATGATATTAGTAATGGTAGTAGTAGTCAAGTTTGTATGATGAGTATGATTATAAACTTAGTATTATTACATCAAGGAAGTTCTAAATTCAATATAGCAAGATTAGATGAAATTGATGATAGTCTAGATACATATAACAGAAGTAACTTTGTAAATGTATTATATAGAATATTACCATTATTGAATATAGAACAACTATTCATTATAAGTCATAGTATAGAGTTAGATAGTAGTCTAGCAGATATAATAAAGTTAAAGACTTATGAAGAATATGATACAGTTCAAGGTGCTAATATAATATGGGATTTTAAGAATGAAGTATAGAAATATACTTCATTCTTTTTATTTGGAGGTATTATGTCATATTCAAGTATGTTCTTTTCAAGTAATCAAAAATTAGAAATATCAGGTCCTCTTGATGAAGAATACATAAAATATGTATTACAAGTTTTCTTTAAGTTAAGTGGGCAAGATAAGCATATATCTAAAGAAGAATATGAAAGAGGATGTAAAGTAGTTTATCAGATTTCAAAGAATGGAAATTATTGTATAGGATGGGGTTTTAAAAATATTCCTAATGGTTGGCAAGAATATCAATTTGATTTCGATTATTCAATAGTATCATTAGTTATAAAACAATTTTTAGAAAAGAAAGATAAATCTGAATTTTTAGATTATAATAAATATATTTCTGGTGATGGTACAACAGAAAAAGGATTTTTTGCTAGAGTAATAGGAGATGCATATAGTGAAGAAGAAGTACATGGAATTGAAAATCCATTTTATGGAATAGTAGAATTTTCTCCTTATGCAGTATATTATGCTAAATAACTTTGTGAGGTATATATGGGAAATTATTATGAAGGATCATTAGAATTTGCATTTAAGCCTGAATGCTCAACTATAATAGATAATATTATAAATATATGTAAATTTATCATTACTAATGATAATAATGATAAATTAGATTTTAATCAAAGAACTAAAAATCTAGAAGATTATGTAAAGTCTACTAAAAATGATTTTACAATAGGAATAGATTTATATAGAGATAGATATAATGATATTCGTCGATTTAGATGCAATTTTGGAACAAATATTGATGATATGTTTTATGAAGGTTATGACTTATTCGATTTATTCAAAGATATATATTATAATGATGAAGATTTATATGAATCATATCCTGATCTTCCTAGAAAACTAGATAATATTAATTATGAATCTTTATCAAAAGTATTTTGTACTAAATGGAGTAAAGAATATAATACAGAAATAAATTTACTGTTTATATTAGAATTTAATGTTTCTGATAAAGGATTTAATGGAGATGAAGAATTAACTAAATTAATAGAATTATGGTCTCCATATCTTGATGAAGATTATTATGAAGAAGGATATATTGGAACTATAGAAGATGAAGATAGAACTTTTAGAAAAGATTACTATATAGGTAATAAAGTTCATGAAACTCATTGGGAATTCTGTGGAGAGTGGTGCGATTATTATAATACTAATGTAAGATGTAAAGATATTAAATGTAGATATGCATATGATCTTGGAAAGAATAGTAAAGATGATTAATATATACTCCAGATAGAATTGATCTATCTGGAGTTTTATTTTTTATATAATTATTGGTTCTTCAGCTAAAGTAATCTCACTAGCAACTATTTTACTATCTGAACTTTCTGAATCTCTTAATATTAATCCATCTAATACAACTTCATAATATACTGAAGACTTTTTAGGATAGTAATTATATACATCTTCTAAAGTAGTACATGCATGAAATCCTCTTCTACATAATTCTACTTTATTTTCTTGCATTGTATAAGTCTCTCCAGGATTATATTTAAATCCTCTACAAGTTATATCTCCTCTAGTAAATCCTTTATAAGCTGTTATAGGTCCTTGTAATATTTCTATCATAATTATTACCTCCTTATTATATTGATGTAAATTTATATAAGATTAACACCTTAGTAATCTATAATAGGAGGTATATTATTGTGGAAGAAAATAAAGAAGCCAAGATTCAAGAATTAAGAAATAGAATCAGTTATTGGATAGAAAAATCTAAGACTATAAATAGTCAAGTTGAAAAAGGAATATTATCAGATAAAATATTGACTGCAAAGAAAGAGATTGGTGTATTAGAGAGCAAAACACTTGATAGAATTAAAAGAGTAGATATAATAGATGCTGCTCCTGTAGCTGACAGATTAGAATCTAGAATAAGTAGATCAGGAAACGGATATAGTTATAAAGCTCCAAAAGATGGAGACAAATCAGGAAGAGTTGAATTTGATATTAGTAGACTATAATTAAAGAAGTATGATAGGATCAACTCCTATCATACTTTTACTTGAGTAAAAATATTTTTGATAATATATTATAAATATATAGATGAAGTTACTATTATATAATCAAATAAAGGAGAATTAAAATAATGGAATCAATTTATAAGATATCATTAGTCTGTAAAAAATCATATAGTACATTTGGATGCTTTTTGAATGATATTACTAAAAATATAAAAAATCAACAGCTTTCTTTTATTAATGGATTTTTTATTATACCAACATCTATAGGAATAGAAGAAAAAGTATTTGATCATTTTGATGAAGAAATGCATTCAAATATATATCAAATATCATTTAATATAATATGTAAAAGAACTGAATATGAATCTACTTCTTGGTTAGAGAATAATATAAAAATATTTGATATAGTAAAGATATCAAATTTAGCAGGAGGACTTCGATATGATGGATTTACTGTAACTGGTATAAATAAAATTAATAATATGAATAAAAATAAATATAAATTATCATTAACAATCTTATCAGAAAAAGATATAAGTTATGATATACGAGAAAATATTAATAATTCATTAAACAAAAGAATCATTATTGATGACTTTGTCATAAAACCTTTAAATATTACTATAGATAGATGGACTAATTTACATAATGCTACTCTTTCAGTAAATATTATATTTGAAGAGATTTTAAATGTATGTAATTATATTAGACCTGGAAAAACTTTATTAGAATTATCTAATAATATTATATATAATTGTAGTATAGAATGCATAAAAGAATTAAAAGACGATAATATAAAACTATGCACTAGTAAAATTAAAGATGTATCAGTACCAAAATCTTTAATGGATAAATATTTATCTGATGATAGTAATACTATTACAATTTATTTAGATCTTGATTATATTAAGCATGCTGATATAGATTTATATATAGCAATGATGAATATAAAAGATACTAATAATAAAACATTTGATTATGATGAATTGTGTATAATTGATAAAGATAATCAAATTAAATTAGTTATTATGACTATGGAAATTGATAAATATAATGATGGTATTGTTAGATTATATTTACCATTATCTTGCAATTCATTTATAAGAAATTATACATTTAAACATGAAGATTTATTATGTATATCATTTTTCATAGGTAATACTAAGTATAGTAATCCTATACCATTCTTTGATTCAAAAGATCATTTAAAAAATAATAGAAAGGAATGTTCAGATATTGAATTTGCTAAAAACGAAGTTTATACATTTAGTGTAAATGAATATAAATCATTACCTGTTTTAAATGATGTGATTAATAATAAATCTATAAAAATAGATGATATTACCATAGATAGCGGTATAACAATTTCATTTACTCCAGAAACAACATCAATGTTTGATTCAATAAACGTATCAATGTATGAGCCAAGACCAACAGAAGTTAGACCTATTAAAGACTCTGATACTTATGTAGAACCTGGACATACTAGTATTTCAGAAGAAAAGATTGAAAAAATGAAAGGTGATACTATAGGAAATATTATATTTATAAAAGAATCTGAAATTCATAAAGACTTATTAAATGATATAAACTTAGAATTAGAAAAATCAGATAATGGTATTATATCTAATAAATCATTTGGATTGTTAGGTAATACACAAAGATCTTCACCTATAATAGATATTAATAATATATTTAAGATGGAAGTTGAAGAAATAAATGGTAGTAAAGAAAAATATATTTGTATAGAATTTTATATTAAATATTTTCAAACATTTTTATATGATTATGAAGAATACGATTTTGACTGGAATAAATCATGTATAGAAATCATAAATTATAATAAAAAGGTTTCATATAATTCTGTACCTTATATAATATCTAATGATTTAGAAAATAGAGCAAAGTTATTGTTAAAGATAAAAAAGATTGTTCATGGCTATGCTACCAAAAATAAATTTGAAGATAAAGAAGAAAATACATATTTAGAAGATTCAGATGGAGATGGAGTATTTATTAAAACACTAGTTTCAAAAATAATTGATTATTATATAGATACAAATGATAAATCATGTGTAGATAAACAAAAAGATAAAGTACATATAGATACAATATCAAATTTAGAAGAAAAAGGAGAAAACACAATGGGAAGTTATTTTGATAACTTACGTAATACTTTAACTGAAATAGAAGGAGATGTATTAAAGGAACTTTTAGATCAGTCATTTGTTACAGATGTCAAAAATGATGACTGCTACTTAGAAAATGATATAGCTAAAGTTAGAATAGCTACTTTTAAGGATTATATATCAAAGATTATCTTTAAGGGTAATAGTACAAAGATTATATGGAAAGATAAGACATCTACTGAGGTAAAAGCTCAGAAAGGCGATGAATTCGACAAAGAGAAAGGTATTCTTTTATGTATTCTTAAGAAGATATCAGGTAATACATATCATTACTATGATCTTGTTAAGTATCTCTTAGATAAGGCAGATAAAGATGCAGCTGATAGAATTAATAAGAAAGCTGATAAGTTAGCTAGAAAGGAAAAGGCTAAGAAGAAGAAAGAAGCTGAAGAGCTTGCTAAAAAAGAAAAAGTGATTGAACAAGAATGTAAAGAAGTATTAGTAGATGAGCTAATAGAAGCTCAGAATGATCCGAATTAATGTGTCGCCTAAAACACTTAATTGTGGTTTCGTTGAGATAGTTCCCACGTTTTATAGTCTTTAAAGGTATAAAGATCAGTCTTTATAATTCCTCTAAGGAAACAGGCACTTAATATAGCTTCATAACGCAAATGGTTTATATTTTATCATTCACTATAAAACCAAAAGAATCTCAACAGTGTGTAAAGAGTAAGTTTATGACGGGTGGTTATATCTTACTCTTTACATATCTCAAAAAGTTATTAGTATATCTGATTTAAGCTAATATAACATCTAAACTGTTATAATATGGTTTACATACAATAAAACTATAAAACAACTTGCAATAATTAGCTTATATCTTATATATTAATATAAATCTCATACTTTGTAGAATGGTGCGATACATTCTACCTCCGTGAAAGAATTCCCTCTAGAGTATTATACTCTAGAGGGAGTTTATTTTTTATATGTAATCTTCTAAATTTTCTTCATCTTCTTGTATATCTTCACCTTTGTATTCTGAACCATATATTTCTATACAATTCTTTCTATTAGGTTCATCAAGATAACAATATGACTTATACTTACTACAAAGATACAGATTAAGATCTGCATCAACTTCTTGTGCAAATTCACAAATTTTACCCATAATTTTAGTCCTTCTTTTCTTTAATACTATAATCTGTAAAGTTCAATAAATAGAATCTAACTACATCAGTAGGATTTATTTCATATAAATCCCTACCAAAATATTGTTTATATAATAACTTATATTCTTCAAATGCTATTGATAATTTTGTATTATCGGTTTTTATAGCATTATATCTAATATTTAATTGTCTTATTTCTTCTTGATAATCACTGAAATCTCTCTTACCAGTTTTATAATATATATTATTCTTATCATGTATATATAAGCTATTATCAGTTATAAACTTATATTTATCATGAAGATCTTTCCAGAGATACATTGTATTACCATAGATATAATTACTAAGTTCTCCTGTTCTACATTTAGTTTCTAATTCATGCGAATCTATCATAGAATCTGGAGAGAATAAAAATTCAATCTTAACTCCATTTAAAGTTGTTCTATTTTTTATATTAGTTATATAATCTATTATTTTTGTATATACTTCTGTTTCATTATATTTGTATCCCCAAGTTATATTAGGATCTAATATTAATGATATATAAATAGTTTCAGCAAATGGATTATAATAGAATTGCCCTTGCATGTATGATTTACTTGGTTCACCTCTATTAGATCCTATGTCATCTCCTGCATAAACATATTTCTTATGAATAAAACTTTGTGTTACATCATTTATCCATAAAACTAATGAGTCTAGTATTGTTTGATTATCTAAAGCCATAGTTTAGATACCTCCATTATTTAATTACTAAGATGTGATTTTTGTAAATAAATGCAAAAATAGTAATATATTATAATTATAATAAACTTATAGGAGGATTATACTTTATGAATAATGAAAGAGAATTAACCTTTATATGTGAGGAATGTTTTTATAAAATTCCTGTTATAATGAAAGCAAAGTATTCTAATTTAAAAGGAATAAGAATCGATGGTATTTCAGGCGGACATTTAGATGGCACATGTCCCAACTGTGGAAAGAAAGTATTCTTTTTCTCAGTTGACAAGGCAATGGGAAATATAGTAAGTATATTACATCAAAGAAAATATTTAACAGGATTTAGTTGTCAAGGGCATTCTTATACAACATTTGAAAAGAATGATGGTGCAAATACTATGCATATAAGATATGCATTTGACAGACCATATATTACTATAGAATCAAGTAGAACTAAATCAAAAGGATTATTAAAAACATTTTTAGATGCAGACTTTAATGAGATTAGCTTTTGTAATTTCTATAGTAAAGAATATGCAAAGCATATAAATGAATCTTTTATTATAAAAGATAATATTGATGATTATATTGAGTTTTGGGAAAGATCTTGTGAGGTAGCTATATACTTAGATGAATCTAAAATAAAAGCTCAATATAAGAAAGTTGTATCAGCTTTTGAAGGAAAGAAAGCAAGTGATAATATACTTGATAAAGTTGATGAAAAGATAGATAAGTATTTTGAGTATAAATGCAATCAACTTGCTAGCTTATTGAAAAAGAATTTAGACAGAATCTGACAGTTAAAATTATTTATAGTAATATACTATAATAATGAATATATAGGAGTAGGTTCAATATAATTTGTTAATATTGAACTTACTTCTATATAATGACAGATTATTTGTCTAATAGATATATAGATAATTCGTACCAGATATTATTTTTTCGTTAAATTTGGTGAAAGGAGGATAAATGGAAGGATTAAAGATAATAGAGAAAAGCTATTCTAATCTACAAAACTTTAGACAATCTATATTGAGTAGCTCTTTTTCTAGTGCTACTCAATTAAACATCACTTTGTCAAATTATGATATGCAAACACAATCTGGTATCAAGAATGCTATATCTCCTGTATTAGAAGTTTATAAAAAAGAATTAGATATTATAGTAGCTAAAGTTCTAGCTGGAGATAATATAAAGATTAAGATACCAAAAGAAGTAGATGGATTTAGAGATGATTTAGTTGATTCATTAAAGACTTATATAGATAAAAGAGCTCCTGAATTATGGAATATAATATCGCATAGTAGTATGAGCGGAGGAATCTATGGTATATAACTATGAAGAGACTAATACGGAAAGAAAAAGAAAATTAAATATAAATCTTTCTTATCCAAAATCATTAGAATATGATTTCTATTGTAGAGTAGAAGTTATTGACTTTGATAAAGAATGTCAAGAAGATATAAAGAAAGGTAAAGGATTCATTATATCTGCTCCTAAAGCAACTACAAAGAAAGAAGTTAAATCACCAGATGGTATTTACTCTCCAAGATTTGGTCAAAAGATAGGAGATCAGAATCCATTTGCAGATAGATATACTTGTGATTGTGGTTTCTTAAAAGGAAGAATAAACCATTCTATAACATGTCCTCAGTGTGGTACTAAGTGTAGATTTATAGATGATAAGATGGATATATTTGGTTGGATAGTATTAAGAGATGAATACCATTATATACATCCTAAATTCTATGATACACTTAATGCATTCATGGGACAAAGTCAATATAATGTAGAACGTAAAAAGATTAAAGGAACTAGATTAGAGAATGCAATTAACTATTCTCCAGAAGTAGATTCTAACGGATTTGCATCTGAATGTAAATTTAAACCCGACAAAGAACCATTCTATGGTATAGGAATGATAGAATTTTATAATAGGTTTGATGAAATAGTAGAGTATTATTATAAACTTAACCCTACTAAGAAGCAAGCCTATTATGATGAGATACAAAGATATAGGGATATTATTTTTCCTCATTGTATACCAGTATTTACTACTCACTTAAGACCTTCAGATATAGCTGACGGTTTTATGTTCTATGAACCTAGTAATGCTTTATATAATATTATAAATAAGCATGTTTATAGTATCAATAATACTAAACGTAAAATTGATCAAAGTATAACTCATAAAAATCAGGAGTTATATAAAGTTCAAATGAAGTTCATGGAGTTAGTAAATCTAGAATTAGATTTAATGTCAGGTAAAAAAGGTCAGATAAGATCCTTACTAGGAGGAAGATATAACTTCTCATCACGTTGTGTCATACGTCAAGACGCATCTTTAAGGGTTAGAATTGATCAGCCCCGCTATATAGTAATATATAGATGCAAACCTTTCTAATTGCTGGAAACTCCTTAGAGCTTTAAGTACTTATAATTATATAAGTAATAATCTTAAAGATTGGACAATCAGCAGCGAAGACTCTATCATGTATAGAGTAACGTTCAACGACTATCGAAAGTATAACTATAGAGAAATACTATAGTGAATAAACAAGTAGAGTAGCTTTAATAAGCGAAATGGAAGGGATCCTATATATGGTAATAGTATATAGGATTATGATATAGTCTAATCTTATATGAGAATATAAGTATAATAAAAAAGTGATCAAGTAATTCTTCCTTATACAGAACTTGTAATATGTTTACAACAGAGAATAATTAATATTCTTATACGTACATATAATATATCTCCTAGTGATGCATATACTATATGGAGTAATGCAAAAGCTAAAAGAGATCCAAGAATATGTGAGATTCTGGATGCATTAATAAAATCAACTCCAGAAGGACTCCCGGTAATAATTAATAGAAACCCAACAATTTAGTAGTAAAATGTTTATATTTCATAAGAAATAATACCATTTTAATAGTATTAACATTTTATAAAGTTGAATATATAGTAGGCTTATATGTAACTATGCTATATATTGAAACCCATTTAACTGCTGGGAAAGGCTTAATTGCAAGATCAGCAGCCAAGACTCTATTATATAGAGTAAGGTTCAACGACTATCTGAAAGGTTATGATATAACCTGAGGTTAGAGCTCAAGTGAGTAAGGCATTTTGGGAAGTAAGCCCTTTTAAATCGAAATGGTGGGTGCTAAATAAGCTAGCAAAGATATAGTCTCAACTTCTAGGTAACACCTAGAGAAGTTCATAAGAGAACTGCATAGATTAACGACCTATGTGAAGATATTGAAATTATGGATCAATTTTACAAATGTATTGTATAGGATATTCAGATACATTAACAATGTCGGTACCATTACAAGTATTGAAATCGCTTGCAGCCGACTTTGATGGAGTACTATTATATTAGTAGTTTTAATTATTAATATAATATTGATTGCTCAGTATATATAGAAATGTATATACTTCATAAGGAGTTTATTGCTTTGAAGGAAGAAATGATTCTATACTAAGCAGAACTAGGAATAGTATATGTAATGTAAAAATTAGAATATGATATCTTCTGTTTAGCAGCGAACTATCTAGAACAGATAGACGTTCAACGATCATCACTTGACGAGTGAGTAGAACCTCAAGCTTATGGAGGAAGAAAAATCCCTACCTAAACTCTAATATAATTAGAGCATGGTAGACATATGATCTGGCCTTTAGTGATAGAAAACTAAAGCTGTCTAATTAGACGGGTAAAGAGTTGCGATCTTTACTGAACACAAGCGATGTTCTGAATATATTCCATATAATTAATGAAGCTTTCTTAGAGAGAGCAAAAGTTGTATTTAATCCTAGAAATGCTATGTATATCAGTAAGATTAATGGTAAACTTAATCCTGATATGGTAGTGCAAAGAGATACTATTATTAATGCTAATACTTTCTTATGGTTAGGAAGACATAATTATAATCAGGATAGTATGAGTAAGATTAATAAGATTAAGCAGAAGCAGAAAGCTTATTATGTAGATGATGATAGATATCTTAATAGTACTATGGTAACAGCTGAGTAAAAATACAGTATATATGGTAGAGTATCACTGAGATACTCTACCATATAACTTGTTATTGGAATAAGGAGAACACAAGAAAACAATGTGTAATAATTAAAGATTAGGAAGATGATATTGTTCTTTCTCTCTACGATTTATTTCATTTACTATTTCTGTAATATCATCTTTTCTTTTTTCTTTGAAATATGTATATGCATCGCATACATATATTTCTCTATTAGCTGCTACATTTATAGCAGTTAATTTTTTAGGAGTATATACAACTTTCATAATCATTAACTCCTTTCTTTATTTTTTAATCTTATTAGTATTCTTATCTCGTAATCTTCCTAAGGAATCTACATATACATCTTTAGATTCTTCATCTTCTAATATAATTTCCATTGATTCATCATCTTTATTAAATTTCTCTTCATCTTCTATTTGAGGATTTAATAATGATTCTTCTTCTTTAGAAGGATGAACAAATCCATATAATTTTAATCCATCTTTGTCAGAGTCTACTAAATCTTTTTCAGTAGATTCTAATTTAATATTTCTATCATTAATATAATATATAGATTCATTAGAATATTGCTTTTTTAATGATTCTTCTTCTTTAATAAACTCAGATTGTAATTGTTCAAATCTAGGTCCTAATTCTTCTTCAATAGATTTAAATATATCTATATTATTTATAATAAAATCAATATGTTCCTCTATAAATCTTTTAGATAGAGATTTTAAAGCATAATATGATAACTTATCTTTATTTCTTCCTATTTCTTCACTAATGTAATTATTAGCAGATATATACATCTTATTTATAATATCAACTTCTATAGAATTAAGATTATCATAATTTTCATAATCAAAACTTTTTAATACACCAATCATTCTATTATATAATGTATCTTTTAATTGGTTCAAGAAGTTTTGAGCTTCTACTCTACCATCATTAAATATACGAGTTAAATATACATATAAAAATATAATAAATCCAAAGAGAAGAATGAAACTAGTGAATAGTACCATAAATAATGATGAATTCATATAATTTCACTCCTTTAAAATTTATTATTTATAAGTGTTGATCAATATAAAATGACATTAAAGGAACTAGAGTAGAGTTACTCTAGTTCCAATAATGCAACTTAATATTTAAGGAAATACGCCTAAGCAAAGACATCTATTTAATTATTTAGCTGCTTCATCTCCACCTTTAGCAGCAACCTTGATATAATTCTTCTGAGCAAGATTAGCAACTCTCTGACCTTTGTTACCATACTTCTTCATAAGCTTAGCAGTCATAGCTTTCTTACCCTTAATAAACATCTTAAGTTTCTTATAATCAGGATCTTTAGCTGCCTTAGCAAGTGCATAAACAGCAAGTTTAGTACGTCTAACCTGATCATCCTGCTTTGAAAGTCTCATCATAGTAGGCTTTCTAAGAACCTGTTTCTCCTGAAGAATCTTAGCTTGCTCTGATTCGCAGAATTCTTTGATTGACTGAGTATCACCACGCATAACATCATCTACGATCATCATTTCAAGCATCATGTTGCTATTAGCAATCTGCTCGAGAGAAATAACCTTATCTGAATTGTATAACATTTTCAATTCCTCCTTTAATATGCATATTAAAATTGTTTAGTATACTAATCTTTTACTGTGCACAGTATTTCTCTGATAAAAGAGTATACATTACATATATGTTAACTTTATTCAATATATATCGGGTTATAATTTATTCTTCTTTAAACTTAGAATTAATCATATATTATATATAGGAATAATAAGAAAGGAGATATTTATTATATGTTAACTATAGGATATAAAGTAGTATCAGAATTAATAGATATAGATAAATCAAAATATCCTTTTGTATTAAAATTAGAAATTCCTAATGATGCTATAATAGTAAAATGTACAGATAATAATACTATACCTCATACAGTTTATAGAACCAATAAAGTTATTCCTATTGGATTTTATACAATTTATAATATATGGATAAGTCTAAATTATTCTTTATACTTTGATCCATCTAATTATATAGAAAATCCATTTTATTATTGGGATAAAGAAAAAATAAAAGAAGATGTAAGACCCAATCCAAGAATACCAAAATTTGTATCAAGATATTCTAATCGTCACACTGATAAACAATTATTATATCAATTAAATCAAGTAACTGAACTTAATATAAATGAATTAGATAAAGATGAATCCAATAAATGTTCATCAGGAATAAATTATTTTGAATCATATAAAGATGCAATAATATTCCTAAGAGCAAATGATTAAGGAGAATTACATTATGATAGCTGTTGATAAAAGTCCTACATTATCTGCTTATAAAAAGAAGATGGTAGAAGTTCTATCATTAATATATCCTTTAGCACAACTATCATTTTTAGATGAAGTTGTACAAGAGCATATAGAGAATAAATTTAAAGATGCAGAAGCTGAGATTAGAAATTCTTATACTAAAGAAAATAAGACTACAACTTTATTAGCAATATCAGATTTTATAGATACTAAGAAACCATTGGTAACAGCTATGGGAACAATGTTTAAACAACATGATAAATCTAGAAATCTAATGTTTGAAACTATGCAATCATTTCTAGATCTTAGAGGAATTCATAAAAAGGAAATGTTTAAATATCCTAAAGGAACTCCTGAATTTAATAGATATAATCTATTGCAATTACTAGATAAGCAGGACGCAAATGGGAGTTACGGAGCAATCGGTATGTTCACTTGTCTTTTGTATAATGTATATGTAGCATCTAGTATAACAACTCAAGGAAGAGCATATATAAGTTCTGCATCATTGTTCTTTGAAATGTTTATAGCTAATAATGTTAAATTTGGTTCATTAAATGAAACTCTTGAGTTTATTAATAATATTATTAGTGAAAAAGAAGATAGAAGATTTAATGATTATGGAGTTCTTGATAGAGATATAACTAAAGAAGAATGTTATCATAAGATTGTTGATGAATGCGGTTATAGATGGAAGCCTGAAGAAAAAGAACTTCAAGTTATTTGGGAAACTATAAGAAATCTTAGTCAGGAAGATATTAATAGAGTATATTATAAGAATAATTTATTGGTATTTACTGATAATAAAGTTATATCTAATATGATTATAAGAATACTTCAGAAATTAAAGAAACCTTTATTTAACTCACTTGATATTCCACCAGAGATACAAGATGATATTAAATTACTTGGTGATCTTATGATAGAATATATATATTATCGTTATATGTTTATAGATAGAACAGATAGATGTGGTAATATGATGAAATCCGTTATAGGAGTTTCTGATACAGATTCAGCCATAGTAAGTCTTGATAGTTGGTATAAACATATAGCCAAAAAAGTATCTGGTCAATATTTCAATATAGCTAATTATAGTAAGAATCCTATATATGAAATTGAAGGAGAATCTAAATGGAATCATCCAGTGAGAGAATTACCTAAGAGATATGATTATGACTTTATACATGAAGAAGCTATAGTAAGAAAGTTTATGACTAAACCTATAAAAGTTCATCCAAATATAAATGTAAAATATAGTATTATAAATATATTAGCATATGTAATGGATAGAGCTGTTAATGATTACATGTGTAAAGTTTGTGAAAACTGCAACTCTTTACAAGTAAAGTCTAAAATATATACTGAAATAACTCCAGAGCAATATAAGTTAGGTGAGTATTATAGTATCAATGGAATTCATATGTTTAAGTTTGATAAATATACAGGAAAAGCTAAACCTAATGTAGCTCTTGAGTATAATAGAAAATGTAGAATGATTCTTAAGAATGAGTTTACTATGGAGAAAGTAATGTTAACTTCTGGTAAGAAACATTATGCATCATTACAAACTATTCAGGAAGGTAATATGATTCCTAAAAAGAAACAAGTAGATGTAAAAGGTATTGATATATTATTAAAATCTACTACTCCTGAAATGACTAAGAAAGAATTAGGAAAGATATTAGAAGAAGATATATTGAGATGGGAAGGAGAAATATCTCAATCTAGATTCTTACAAGATATAGCTCTTTATGAAAAGAAAGTTATTCAATCTATTAAAGATGGAGATAGAACTTTCTATAAACCAGCTACTATAAAATCTATTTCTAATTATGCAGATCCAATGAGAATTCAAGGAGTAAAAGCTGCTTTAGTATGGAATACTATAAAAGAAGAATCATATCCCAGTATAAACTTAGATGATAGAAATGCGGTATCTATAGCAAAAGTAAAGATTAATAAATCTAATGCAGATAGAATAGCATCTAAATATCCTGATGTATATAATAATATACTAAATGTATTGAATAAAGAAGAATTTAAGAATGGCATAGAAGCAATATCTATTCCTCTTGATATTATTGTACCAGAATGGATAACAGAGTTTATTGATTATGATTCTATTCTTAAAGATAATATTAAAGGATTTCCTTTTGAATCTATTGGATGCATGAGAATGGATAAACCTAATATTACATATACTAATATGCTTCAATTATGATGGAAAAGAACATCATAATAATTATATAATATAAATTTATAAGGAGGTATTAATCATGTCAGCACCTGATGTAAATGAAAATTTAAAAGCACCTATTGGTGTAGTAACTGAGCAAGGAGATCTTGGACTTGGCTTTAATCAGCTTAATGAATCAGATCAGACTGCTTATGAAAATGCACCTTCCAATAAAAAGGAAGATGAAAAGAAATAATATTCTTATGTAAAATTAATGATGTAGGTACTTCTCTTGAAGTACCTACATTGTTTTTTGAAAGGAGCGATTATTTGAAAAAGAAAGAAACTTTGATTTTGATGTTTTATATTGTTATCTTTATACTATCAGCATTTATTATTGTAATGACACTATATTATAGAGATAAAATACAATACAAAGATTCTATGATAGAATCTAGAGATAAAGAGATTGCATCTCTTAAACAGGGTATTGAATTTTTAAATGATTCTCATGCTATTGAAATTAATGAGTATGAGAATAAAATTGAGGAAAATGATAACGAACTATATGCTGCTATAGATAATATGACTGAACTTGAAACAACAGCTAAAGAGATTAATGAAATTAATAAAGATCTCTTAAAGAAGAACAAAGAATCTAATGATTTATTAGATACAATGAGTACTTATATACAATCATTAGAAACTGAACTAAAGTATTATAAAGATTTTGAAGTCTTTATGTTTGATACATCAGGTAAACGATCAGATTGTACTTATGAATATCTAGAATATTTAGATTCTCTAATAAAAGAGAAGTCAGTAAATAATCTTGCATTTTACTGTTCTTGGATTATGATAGAATCAGAATGGCATCACGATGATAAGAATCCAAAATCAAGTGCATCTGGATTTCCTCAATTTTTATCAGGAACTGGTAAATGGGTTTATGAAGAGTTAATGGGAAAAGGAAAAGGTACATATAATCATAAAATACATCCTTTTGAACCATTAACTTCTCTTGAGATGATGGTTACTTATGTAGAGAAGTTAATGGAACAACATAAAGGAAATCTTCATAAAGTAATAGATTCTTATAGAGGTCTACATGATACTCCTTATCTTAATAGATTCAATCATTACCTTGCTTTCTTCGATACCAATATAGATGAAGTTGCTGAAGAGAGTTTATTAAGATATAAAAATACTCATTAAAGAAAAATATAGTTATATATTATAACTATATAAATATGATAGTTACTAAGTAGTCTTCAACTTAGTTTCTATATTTTACTAACCCCTTTCTTTGAGTGATGGAGAGTAGTACAATTGTATTACTCTCCAGACATTTTTATAATAAGCTATTTTAAGGAGAATAAGTTATGAATTATATATTTAAACCATCTACTGATGAAGAGATAGAAGAATCAAAAGAGCAATATAAAAGAGTAAAATTATTTCCTTCTTTAACAAATTTAAGAAGAGAATCAGATGACATAGCTACTATGCCATCATTTACTGTAGTTGAAGAAAAGAGTTCATTTTTAATAAATATATTACAAAATATTGAAAATAGGCCTAAAAACGAAGTTATAAACTTTATCCAAAGGAATCATACCTCTTTTCTTAATTATCGTCTATTTACAGAATCATCTGTGTCTAGAGCTTCGATACAACGAGCTTTTACAAGCATATATTTTTTAAATATACTCTTTAATTGTATTGGAACATTAATTCTTGAAGATTATGAGAAATACTTTTTAAATAGAGTAGCATATGATTATACAAGCTTAACGGAGAATAAAGATGAAAATGTAAGTAACTTATTACTTCAAATAACTAGTTATATTAACAGTAATCTAATTATTAAACTTAGTTCTAAATTAGGTATTAATGAGGCTAGATTATTAGCTATGATTAGTAGAAGTATAGATGATGAAGAAATAAGAGTACATAGAGTAAATAGATTCTTAGTAAATTGTGATAACCCTAGATTAGAAGCACAAGCTATGATAGATATAATGTTTTTCTTGTATGATAGATTTATGTATCCTATAGTATATACATTATTAGAAGATAAATCTTGTTGTAAAGATCAAGATGATATATCTCAATGGTATAATCTTCATAAAGCTATAAATGCTATACTATTATCATTACCAAGTGATAAGATGTTAAAAGTAATAACAGAATACGGATATATAATAAATACAAGAAAAATCCAAGTACAAGTAAATCTTAAAGAAATACAAGATGAAAGATTAAAATCTGTTATATATAAAGCAGAAGAAAGTGAATTTATAAAATGTATACCGTAAAGGAGAAAATATGTATTGTGAGATATCAATAAAGGAATTAAAGAAAAAGATAGAAAAATACAATGATGATGATGTTCTTGTATCAAGTACAAATAGCAATGATTTATCTGTTAAATTAGTAAAAAGAATTGATGGAGTAACTAATTTTGAAGATTCAGAAACTTTATTTGAAAGCAAAATAAATTATGAATATTTGAAGTAACTTAATAAAATCATTTTAGATAATAAGGAGAATTAATAAATGACAGAAAAAGATGTTAGAAAAGCTGAAGAGTTAATTAAATCTAAAGAGGCACTTGATAAACTTCTGTATACAGTATGTAAACCTTTTCCTACAATTTTTAAAAATAAAAGGATATTTTTCGGTGTAAATTTTCAAGAAATTAGTTTTGC